TGGAACATGCCAAGAAGGAACTCGGGGACGTGTGCTGGTACATCGCCATGATATGCCACTGCCTCAACTGGGATTTGGACGAGATCATGCGCCTGAACATCGAAAAGCTGATGCGGCGTTATCCCGAGGGGTTCAACATCGTCCAGTCCGAACACCGAAAAGCTGGTGATGTGTGATGAACTATCACAACATAACCAAGGATGACATGAACAACGGCGCGGGACTGCGCGTGGTGCTGTGGCTTGCCGGGTGCGATCACCACTGCCCCGGCTGTCAGAACCCTCTGACATGGAATCCGAACGACGGCTTGCCAGTGGGTAATGCCGTATACGAAGAACTGGACAGGGAGTTGTCCAAGGACTACATAGAGGGCATCACCCTGTCTGGCGGCGACCCGCTACACCCGGCGAACCGCGACGGCGTGTTCTACCTGCTGGCCCATGTGAAGAAGCATTTCCCGGATAAGAATGTGTGGCTGTACACCGGGTACACATGGGAAGAAATCGCGGCTGACCCGAGTATGCGGGTAGTCATGGGGTTTGTGGACGTGCTGGTTGACGGCCCGTTTGTAGAAGCCTTGAAGGACGTGAACTACCCGTGGGCGGGCAGCACGAACCAGCGCGTCATTGATGTTCAAAAGTCTCTAAGAGAAGGGAAGGTGATTCTGTATGATGGTGATAAAGAAGGACGGTACACTGGAACCGTTCGACGGCGAGAAGATCAAGAGTGCTGTTAAGAAGTCGGCTGCGCGGGCAATGGTCACACTGTCCGACAAGGACTACAAGGGCATTGTCATAGACGTGAAGCTGGCGATTGCGGCGCGGCATGTCGATGAAATCCCGGTTGCCGAGGTTCACAATCTGGTGGAAAAGGAACTGGACAAGGTGAACCCTGCGGTTGCAAAGTCCTACCGGGACTACCGCAACTACAAGAAGGACTTTGTTCACATGATGGACGAAGTGTTCACGAAGTCCCAGTCCATACGCTTTATCGGTGACAAGGAGAACGCAAACTCGGACTCCGCGCTGGTAGCGACGAAGCGTTGCCTGATATTCAACGAACTGAACAAGCGGCTGTACCGCAAGTTCTTTATGACGAAGGACGAACTGCAAGCCTGTAAGGATGGCTATATCTACATCCACGATCAGTCGGCCCGTCTGGACACCATGAACTGTTGCCTGTGCGACATTGCCTCCATCATGGAGGGCGGGTTTGAAATGGGGAACGTCTGGTACAACGAGCCTAAGACGCTGGACACGGCGTTTGACGTGCTGGGCGACATCATCCTTGCCACTGCCTCACAGCAGTACGGCGGCTTCACGGTTCCCGAGGTTGACAAAATCCTGTCCCCGTATGCGGCGAAATCCTACGACAAGTACCGTGACGAATATCTGGATATTGTCATGGGCTACGACGCTGACCTTGACACTGCCGAGGACATGAGCGTGAACTACGCACTCGGCAAGGTGCAGCGGGACTTCGAGCAGGGCTTTCAGGGTATCGAAATGAAGCTGAATACCGTGGGTTCCTCCCGTGGCGACTATCCCTTCATCACAATGACCTTCGGTCTGGCGACTGATACCTTCGGCAAGATGGCAAGCAAGACCTTCCTGCGTGTCCACCAAAACGGGCAGGGCAAGCCGGGGAACAAGAAGCCTGTACTGTTCCCGAAGCTGGTATTCCTGTACGACGAGAACCTTCACGGCCCCGGCTGCGTGAATGAGGACGTGTTCGAGGCCGGGATTGAGTGCAGTTCCCGCACGATGTACCCCGACTGGCTGTCCCTGACGGGCGAGGGCTACGTTGCCGACATGTACAAGAAGTACGGCAGGGTTGTTTCCCCTATGGGTTGTCGTGCTTTCCTGTCCCCGTGGTTCGAGCGTGGCGGCATGACCCCGGCTGACGAGGATGACAAGCCCGTGTTCGTGGGCCGCTTCAACGTGGGCGCGGTTTCCCTCCACCTGCCTATGATTCTGGCAAAGGCGAGGCAGGAGAACAGGGACTTCTACGAAGTGCTGGACACCTATCTGGAAATGATACGCTCCATCCACAAGCGTACCTATGACTACCTCGGGGAAATGCGGGCAAGCGTCAATCCCATTGCCTACTGCGAGGGCGGGTTCTACGGCGGACACCTGAAACCTTCCGACAAGATCAAGCCTCTCCTGAAATCCGCGACGTGTTCCTTCGGTATCACGGCCCTGAACGAATTGCAGCAGTTGTACAACGGCAAATCCATTGCCGAGGACGGCAATTTCGCGCTGGAAGTCATGCGGTATATCAATGACAAGGTGGCGAAGTACAAGCAGGAGGACGGTATTCTGTACGCCATTTACGGCACTCCCGCCGAAAGCCTGTGCGGTTTGCAGATTGAGCAGTTCAGGAAGAAGTACGGCATCGTCGAGAACGTGTCAGATCGTCCCTACGTCTCGAACTCCTTCCACTGCCATGTCACCGAGGACATAAGCCCCATTGAGAAGCAAGACCTCGAAGGGCGGTTCTGGAACCTGTGCAACGGCGGCAAAATTCAGTATGTGCGCTACCCCATTTCCTACAACATTGACGCTGTGCGAACGCTGGTCAAGCGGGCTATGAAGCTGGGCTACTACGAAGGTGTGAACCTTTCTCTGGCCTACTGCGATGACTGCGGACACCAAGAACTTGAAATGGACGTTTGCCCGAAGTGCGGCAGTCGGAACCTGACGAAGATTGACCGCATGAACGGCTACCTGTCCTTCTCCCGTGTCCACGGCGATACCCGGCTGAACGCTGCGAAGATGGCTGAAATTGCGGAAAGGAAGTCTATGTAATGGGCGAAAAGAAGGTTTGCCCGCTGTACTACTCTGGCGGGAGAAGTCACTGTGAGTGCATGAAGGAAAAGTGCGCATTGTGGAACGAAGAAGCCCAGTGCTGCGCGTACAAGGCTATCTCCGATAGTCTGCGCAAGATTGCGAGGGGCAAATGATTTTCGACGCAAGCAAGCAGAAGGGAAGTTCCCGGTACTACATTCACCCGGTAGGCATGGCTAATAAGCCCCTACCGGGGAGTTACGGCGAAAAGAACCGAGTGCTGCATGAGGCAGCGGAACGCAACGGCATGACCTACAAGGAGTTCATGCGGGCAAGGAAGGAGTGGCGCAAAGGTGCTGAAAGCTGAAAAAATCAGAACCTACGGCTGGGGTGACGCAATCCGTGGTATGCGAAACCCTATGAATAGCTGGGACAAGATGGACAGCATTACCTATGCTTTCGACGGCAAAGTGGAGATCGGCAAGAATGACCTTGCACTCATGACGAAGCTGGTCAAGGCGGGGACTGACCATCGTAAGTTCCTGCGGATGATTACCGTGTACATGGACATCACGGCCCCGCTGTACTGGTGGAAGGAATACGATACCTACAAGGTGGGAACCGTGGCGAACTCCTGCTCCACCATGCACAAGATCACAGCGAAGGAGTTCCGCATGGATGACTTCTCCCATGAACATCTGTGTGGAACGGCTGTCACGGCCCTGTGCCATGTGGTGAATATCCTGAACCTGTACCGCGCCCTCTATCTGGGCGAAAGTGACCCGGCTGTGAAGAAGGAATACTGGTGGCAGTTGATTCAGCTTTTACCGTCCAGCTACAACCAGAAGCGTACCGTGATGCTCAACTACGAAGTCCTGCGGAACATCTACCATGCCCGGAAGAATCATCGTCTTGACGAGTGGCATGAACTCTGCCGGGTGATAGAGCAGTTGCCGTATTTCGAGGTATTGATAGCATGAGCAATTCAGACATTTTTGTTCAGTACGGTGTAACTGTTTCAGGCCATGTATACCGCAAGGCTACCGGGCGTATTATGGCTGAGTTCATAGGCCGGGACGGTTATGTACGGGTGAACGTCAAGGGTAAGACCAGACTGCTACATAGAATCGTTGCGGAACGATACCTCCCGAAGATACCGGGGAAAGATCAAGTGAACCACATTGACGGCAATAAGACCAACAATGCGGTAAGCAATCTTGAATGGTGTACCCGCGCCGAGAATATGAAACACGCTTCGACAACTGGTCTGATACGTAGGCAGAAAGGGATTGCGAATGGACGCTGTATTCTGACACCTGAACAGGTAGAGTTTATAAAAGAACACTACAAACCGGGTGATAAGGAATACGGGGCAACGCCATTAGGGAAAAGGTTTGGAGTAGCCTACCAAACTATAAGTGCGGTAGCAACCGGGCAGAACTGGAAAACGAGTTAAGGAGTATGAACTATGGACTATTCCAAAATCCCGGAGGAAATCAAGGCTTTAGATCAGTGGGTGTGCTGCTGGAATACGTCCAAGGTTCCCATGCGTCCCTTCGAGCGCAAGGCTGCGTCCTCTACTGCCCCTGAAAGCTGGGGAACCTTTGAACAGGCTGCGGAGGCAGTAGAGGCGGGCCGCTATGACAATATCGGGTTCGTGTTCGCGGACAATGGGCTGGTTGGTATCGACATCGACGTAGGGTTCGAGGACAGGCTTTTGACTCCCCTCGGCGTGGACATTATAGAAGCCTGTAAGTCCTACACGGAGAAGTCGAGATCGGGCCGGGGCGTTCACATTCTGTTGCGGGGCAATCTCCCCTTCGACGGGAAGAACAACCTGCAAGGGGTGGAAATCTACAAGGCTGGAAGGTACTTCATCACAACGGGAAAAGCCCTCCTGTACTACAAAATCATTGAGAATCAGGCAGCGATTGACTACGTTGTGGATAAGTATTTTAAGCCTGTGGATAACACCGAAAGCAAGCCGAAACTGGGACAGCGGATTTACAGTCCCGAGTTTCCCCCTCCCGGCGAAGGGTGCGTGTACCTGCGGCCCGACTACCCGCCTATCCCGTCTGGCGGTAGAAACCTGTCCCTTGCTTCACTGGCAGGGACGATGCACAACGCAGGGTTCACGAAGGGGCAGATATACGCAGAACTGCGGCATGTGAACAAGAAATGCTGCAAGCCTCCCCTGCGTGACCGGGAACTGCAAACCATCTGCGAAAGCATAACGAGGTACAGGAGGTAAGCCATTGAGTAAGCGAAAACGTAAGCGGCACTGGGAAGATGGCGCAATCGTCGTTATCTATGCGCTGATTATCATTGCTTTCATGAGCGCGATATTCTGCGCGTGGTGGACTGTGTTCAGAACTACACAGTTCTATCATACCCCTTACCCGGTAGTGGAGGCATGGGACATATGAAGGACACCGATTTGGTCATAAACTATGACCGCAGTAAGATGATACTGCATCTGGACAAGCTGTTTCCCCGAACGAAGGGCTGGCTGAATGAGTTCGAGAAGAAGGTTCTGCGGTACTGCCCTGACCGGGAAGAAGTCGTTGACCGCATGATGACCTACCTGCGAACCGTAAAAATCCCCGGATTGCCCGAAGAACTGAAAGCCCTTGACGAAGAGATTGAAGCTGCTCATGCGAACATGTTGCAGTACCAGCCGAAAAGCTGGAAACGCGAAGGGGCAGAATGGGTCTGGCGGCACTTGAAGGGTAGAAAGGCCCGCTGGGATAACTACTGCAAACAGCACGACATGAACATGGAGGTCATGAGTACATGGAAACCTGTATAGAATACTGCGAACCCGGCTGGGCGTGGATGTCCACTGACGAACGCAGGTGGATAAACAAGCTGCGCAAGCTGGCAAAAGAACGGCCTGACGAGTGCGTGATACTCAAACAGCCCGAGGATAACGGCGGTTTCATCTACGCGAAGTTCCCGCAGAAGTGGGTTCGGGTCAATCCTCCGAAGGTGGTCAACCTGACCGACGAGCAGAAAGCGGCAAGGGCCGAAGCACTGCTGAAAGCGAGGCAAGAGAAGAATGAAGATCAAGCGTTGCCCGCATTGTGATACATACTTCGGCAAGCCCGAATTATGGCACAACATCACGGCCCGGTTCTTTGAACCGAAGTACAATCTATACTGCCCGAACTGCCACTGGACAGGCAGAAAAGCCTATACACGGCGAGGGGCAGTAGCAAAGTGGAACGACGATACCGAAGTTTCAGACATTGGAGGGCCTACAAATGAGCATGGGCGACATTTTCTTCTGGATAGGGTTCGTGTTCGGCGCATGTGCTGTGCTGGCGGCACTTGTAACGGCAATCGTGGGCTGGCTGATATACGATAGAATAAGGGAGGCGAAGCGAAATGCTGTATAAGATCACGGTAATATTCCTGCTTATCTGCATACTGTCGGAGGTCTGCTATGGCAACAGGCATTGAGGAATGGCTGGGTATTGAAGTGAAGGAGTGCAGCACCTTGTCGGATGACGAGATCATGCAGGGCTACGCACAAGACATGTGGTACAAGGACAAGAAGGGCGTTATGCAGATTGACGAGAACGTGTTCGCAGAAGCGTTTACCGAAGTCAATCACCTGCGGTATAACAACGGCCTGTTCTATACCCGGAATGGCAAGGCAACCGAGGAATTGCTTTCCCGTGACGTGTGGGAGTCCTTACGGGATTTCGGTATCAAGCGCGACGTGGAGCGCACAACGAAGAAGATGATCGGCGCGGTGAAGCTGGCAAGTACGGTTCCCGCGCTGACCGTCAATACCAACGTCATACCCTTTGCCAACGGCGACATGTATGTGAAGGAATGGTGCTTTCACTACGACGAGTACGGCAGTTTCCCGTACAGGTTAAGCGTCCCGCTGTCTCTGGAACTGGTCGATACCCCGAACTTTGAAAAGTGGCTGGGCGACCTGTTCTATCCCGAGGACATACCCACGGTTCAGGAATATCTGGGCTACTGCCTTGTGCCTACCACAAGGGCACAGAAAGCCCTGTTTCTGGTAGGCGAGGGCGGCGCGGGCAAGTCTGTCATGGGCGTGATACTGGAAAGCATACTGGGCGACGCGCTGCTGTCTACCCCGAACAGTCAAGAGTTCATGCAGGACAAGTTCAAGTTGCCCGAACTGGAACACAGACTGGCACTCTATGACGATGACCTGTCCAGCGAGGCATTGAAGGACACTGGCCTGTATAAGAAGCTGATTACCAACACCATAGACCTGACTGCCGACAGGAAGTACGGACAACCCTTCAAGTTCAAGCCCTACGTCAAGCTGGTGTCTTGCTGTAATGAAATGCTGTCCAGCATCTATGACAACACGAACGGCTTTTATAGGCGGCTCTTGCCGATTCTGGTCAAGCCCGTTGCAGCGGATTTCAAACCAGACTTGCAGTTCTATGACAAGATCAGGGCAGAAAGAGAAGGGATAGTCCAGTGGGCTTTAGTCGGCTTGCAACGACTGGCAGCGCAGAACTGGGTATTGTCCGAGAGTGTGCGCAGTCAAGACTATCTCCGGGGCAAGCAAGTCCTCGGCAACCACTTCCCTGACTTCATGGACGCAGTATTCGAGTTCGGGGACGGCAAGACCCCAACCACGGAAATACTGAAAGTCTATAAGGCATGGTGCAAGCAGAACGCTTTCACTGCCAAGAGTGACACGACCTTGCAGAAGTGGTTGAGCGACAACGAGACGAAATACCAGTTGACGAGAAGTACCAACATACCAGTCGGAAACGGTAAACGAGTCCGAGGGTATCACGGTATGAAGGTGAAGAAGGAGTGGGATTACAATGGATTGATTAACTTAGTCTAACCGTATCACAGACGTATCACCCGTATCATTTTAATTTATATGAAGTTTAAGAAAACCGACTTCGGTCTAAAAATTGATACAGGTGATACGGATAACAAGACGAAAGACAACAATGTGTATCACCGAAACTCCTTGAAAATAAAGGTAATGATACATATGATACGGGAAATACACTATTATTTCCCCTTTATATAAGAGGGGTATAAAAGAGAAGAAAAGAGTAAGTATAATATATAAAGAGTATAGAAAGGCGTATCACCCGTATATGTGTATCAAACGGCAGAAAGGAGCGCAGAAAGTGGCAAGCGTGAATCAGGTAATGCGGCGAGTCCGGGAGATTGATTCTGTGATTCAGGATATGCAAGACCCGGAGAAGGAATTAGACCGGGAAGAACTCTCGGCATGGTTGATCGACTATCAACAAATGCTGCTGAAAGCAGAAGTCAAATTATGAAGGAGTGGAGATCATGAGTAACGAAGTTCTGAAAGAAAGCTACGTTGAACGCTGGCAGAAAGAACAGAAGGAGGCAAGGGAACATGAGCAGAACGGCAGGAACGAAGGACAGAAAGCCGAGGGCAAGAAGGGTAGACGCAGAAAAGCCGAAGGGGATAATAGCTGCGCAGAACCCGGAACTGCCCGAGAACTACAACCGGGAACAGATCATGTTCATGATGGAGATAATGCCGACTGAACCGCTGGACTTCAACGACGTGGAGGAAATGGAGAGACGGTTCAACAGGTACTTACAGATATGCGCAGAAAGGGATATGAAGGTAAGCAATCAAGGGGCATATCTGGCAATAGGGATAAGCAAAGATAACGTGTATGACTGGACTGTACGTCATAGCACGAACCCTAAACGCGCCGAGTTCGTCAAAAAAGTGCAGAAAATTTGCGCCTATTACCGAGAGTCTTTGATGGCGAATAACAAGATCAACCCCGTGGTCGGGATATTCTGGCAGAAGAACTATGACGGCCTTCGCGATCAGCAGGAAGTCGTGCTGACCCCGAACCAGTCCCCGCTGGGTGAACAGAAAGACGCAGAACAGCTTCGGCAGAAGTACCTTGAATCAACCTACAACCTTGCAGAAAGCGCAGAAAGCGAAAATTCGCAGAAAGGCGCAGAAAGGGACTCTACGGCCCCTTGACCCGGCGACGGCCCCGGCCCCGGCAACCAGCCCCGGCAGGGGCCTAACTACTGCCTGTATGTTATATTCAGCTAACATATATCCTACTTGCATAGTAGGAAATTTCCGGGCCTATATCATACCTACATAGTAGGAATTGCTTTCATTTAGGGTATACCCTTGAAACGCGCTGCAAGGCCCCTAAAACCGTTTCAAATTCTACCCTATACGGGTATAGTATAAATGGGTGAAAGCTGTAATAGGGGCCTTGCAGGGGCTTATATGACGTTGTAGGGTTTTAGACTATATTTGCCCGGGCCTATTGAATAGCCTTGAAACGTCCATAAAAGCCCCTATAACGGGTTTTAAGCTGTATTGTCTATAGCTGTACAGGGTACAAGCCTAAACCCGTTTCAGGGGCAAATAAAAAGCCCGGGATGTTATACCCGGGCAAATAGTCTTAATTTGGGTTTACTATGCTTTTTCCAATACTCTATTACCCTTTTCAATTCATCTTGATCTATCATAGGCAGGTTGTAAAGCGTGAATTGTTCCGGGTTCATATAATAGCCTTGACCAAATCGTGGTAATTGTTCGCAACCTGCAACCCCTAAAATATTCCTGCTATCCTGTTTTGAGCGCGTTCTCAATGCAACCCTTGAATCAAAATTTACCTTGATTTCAGTAGGAATTACTTTACTAATTGGACATTGAGTACAAGCTATTACATGAACCTTTGCAGCGCGTCCAATTTGGCATAGACGCTGCAACAGGGGCATTACTTGACGCTTGTTTGTTGTCATTAAATCAGCTAATTC